ATTGTTCTTCCTCGCATGTCATTTGAAATGATAGGCTTGTCGTATGCAACTGAACGAAAGTTGAATACTGTAAGAAGAAATGTTGCTGTGCATGATGTAAACAATAAAGACAACTACAGGACAATGTACAATCCTGTACCATATGACATAAACTTTGAACTCAATATCTTCTCAAGATACACAGAAGATTCTACTAAAATTATTGAACAAATTATGCCATTCTTTACACCAGAGTTCACTATAACAGCTACTTTGATTCCAGATATGAACTGGACAATTGATATTCCAGTTGTACTTGAAGCTGTAACAATATCAGATACTTATGAAGCTGACTACCAACAAAGACGCGCATTGATACATACATTGACTTTTACAATGAAAGGTCAATTGTTTGGACCAGTAACTAAATCAGGATTGATCAAAACAGCAAACACACAATTCTATGTGGATACAACAACTAAGTTTGCTAACACCAATCCTGCTAACACTGTACTCAAATCAATTGCAACATCACATTCAAATGGTACTCAATTTACACTTCATTCTAGAGGAACAATCACACCAGGATTACTGGCAAATGGTTCACCAACTACCAATGCAAGTTTGACAGTGAATACAAGTAGCATACAAGCTAATGATAACTATGATTATATAACTAACTTCGAGGAGTTCTTTGATGGTGATGGAACAGGATAGACCTTTTAATGCTCACGCTGATCCTATTGCTAATGCTTTGGATATTACTCCTAATACTGCCCCTCTGTCATTACACTCATCTGAAAAAGCATCCACCCATGTACCAGCCAAAGGGACTGAAACCACCGAAAAAGATATAGAGTATGCAAGAGAAAATCTTTACCACCTTGCTGAAAGAGGTAGAGATGCATTGGATGGCATACTTGAATTAGCTAATCAATCACAACATCCTAGAGCATATGAGGTTGTTGGTCAACTCATAAAAACACTTACTGATACAAATGATAAGATTGTTGATATGCAAGCTAAAGCAAAAGATATTTTATCTGACCCAAAAAAAGATGGACCTGACAAAGTAACAA